CGGTTGGCTGGAATGCCTCCTGTCGGCTGGTGCCGAATTGGGTTGGGTGGACGAGGGCAAGATGTCGACGGCGCCTAAAAACGCCGTGATCAACAGGGTGATCGAGCAACAACCGTCGCTGTTAGTATGCCTGCAAAAAGGAGCAGGTGCAGTGATGGCTGGACTGATCCGGAGTATCGGGATCAACCTCTCGACCCAGGAACGGAATCATCGCGCATGCCGTCGGGGGTCTCTCGACGGCGAGACAGCTACAGTGGACATGACGTCCGCGTCCGATCTGAACGCGCAAGCGTTGATCGAGTGGCTGTTTCCGAGCACCTGGTACGCATTCCTAGATGACATTCGTGTCAAATGGGGCGTTACCACGGAAGGCTATGTGTTTCGCCATCAGATGTTTTCAACGATGGGGAATGCAACCACCTTTCCAATCCAGTGCTTGGTGTTTTACGCGATAACCTGGGCATCCTGTTATATCGCTGGTGAAGATAGTAGGCAGATTCGTGTTTACGGTGACGATATCATATGTCCCGTCGGTGCGATCGGCCTGTTGTTTGAGACTCTACGTTACTGTGGCCACGTACCGAACGTCGCGAAGACGCACGTGTGGGGCCCAATGCGAGAGTCATGTGGTCGGGACTACGTCCAAGGAATTGACGTTAGGCCCGTGTACTTGGAGAGTTGTCCAAAGACGGACTTCGAGGTGATGTCGCTTTTCAATCGGCTAACCTTAATGGCTTTTATGCCGCTTCCACGTACTCTCTCCTATCTGAGGAATCGGGCTCGGGACCTTACGGGTCCACCCGATCTTGGTTCGTCGCTCGATGAGGCGTACTCCACCATGTCTGGTGAAAGTACTATACGGCCTTACCGGGTGACCGGGGACGGATTTTATGAACCGTTACCCAGCCACACAGCGAAGTCGCGTCTTGGTGTCTCACTGGCATCAGATAGCTACTTTGTCGCTGATCCTCCTGCCCCGACGGGGTACTGTTCCGCAATTCAGTCGCAGTACTGGACCTTTCGAGGTTACCAGTTCCGGGCTGTACCGGTAGCAGAGTCATACTCGTCTGAGCTAAATTGGCGCGCGGTTTTATACGGCGTCAGGTTGTTGGAGAGCCGCCGGGGGTCACGTGATCTGGAAGATCTACGATTCCCAACCAGCGAACGGACGACCTTTGTACCAGAGAAGTATTGCTTCTGGTGGTCGGACGTGGCATCTGTAAGATCCCGATTACTCGAGAGACGTCACTGTTAGGTGGCGCATCGGTAACGGAAGTGGACTCACACATCGGCCAAGTTCGGGTCGGTGGAATTAGCTGTTGGCGTGGCTTCCAAGCCACGTTGGCAGCGTTTCGGATCAGGTAAACACTCCTGTGATTGTGAGTTGGAGGAAGGCCCTACCGTGGGCCTGAAACCAG